ATTCTCCCAATCTATTGTGTAATAAATATTTTTAAATTTCTTTGCATACAGTTTAAACCATTTTTTTAATTTTGTCAAAAACCCCTTCATTATTCAAACCATTCACGACTTATGCTACCTGTACTACCATCAATAGAAGTATTATAGCAGGTATCACAGATTATGTAAAATCCCAATTCTTTCATAGCATTAGATACAGTAAGGTTTTTGTCGTTGTCTTGATACTCTCCCCATTGAAGATTATCTGACATCTCTACTTTATAAGCAAGTCTTTCTTCAAAGGTCATCTTACATCTATCACATTTAGCTTCCCCTTGCTTCAGTACCTCTTCCTTTTTTACCTCAGTTTTTTTCGGTAACTCTTTAGGTAAATCTTTAGCTTCTATCTCAAGCTTTTCAATTATAATCTTCGGCTTCTCTTCTTGCTTCTTCGTTTGCTTCTTCATATTCGGTTTCGTAGAATCTGTTTTGTCCATATTCCAAACTCCCTATATATTTTTGTAATTGTTCAAATTGTTCCTTAGTTAAAGTAGAATTCTTATCTGAACAATGTTGTTGATTAAAATTATTCGTCATATCTTTTCCTTAAGTCTTCAAACTTATGTAAGGCTTCTTCTAGTTTGGTTTCCCACTCGGTTTTATAACAATGCTCTAAATCTATATGAAGTTGACCTTCATCATGAAACCAAGTACCTAAAACATAGAAAACTATATTCTCTAATAATCCATAGTTAATTTCATCATCTTTAGAATCGTCTGTACCCTTTACATCTAGCTGATCACATCTAATCATATACTTAGACCAATCATCAGCTAATGAATAGAAAGCTTGGTCAAAACTATTCCTATCTTCCCAAGTATCTTTAATCTTCATCAAATCTCTCCTCATGAATTAAGAGTTCCTTCATTAGTTCTTTCAAACTTTCTTTCCTAACTTTGTTTCCTATTTTCCATAGAAATCCACTTATATAAGTAACACATCTGTCTATCTGCCCCTCTCTAAGTTCTCTATAAAACTTGGCATTAAGTTCTCCATTCATAAACATTACAGAGTTAAACTGTCCTTTTGTCCCACACCACCTACAAGAATATTGTAAAGTAGGGTCATTTAATATTCTACTAATCCATTTAGTGTCATAAGATTTAATAGAGAAGAAGTTTACTCCATAGCATTTTGAATCCATACACCAAGAGATATGTCCTTGATATTGGTTTCTCTGAAGATTATTATTTACAAACTTTTCTGCTCTTTTCTTATTCTTGGTTATCATCTATTATATCCTTTAACAATGTATCCCATTTATTTTTAAGCTTATCATTCATTTTCCCATTTGTCAAACCTGTATTCTCTGAATCCTTTATATCGATTACTTCAAAACTTTGTACTATACCTAAAAGTCTTTGTATAGAATCTCCAATGTATTCTCCATAAATATCTTCATTCTTGTTTTCTATGTTTCCTTTTTCTATTCTATCAAGTTGTGGTTTTAATTCATCAAACTGAGAGAATCCAATGTAGGCGAGTATATTAGCTATCTGATTAGATACAAAGAACATCTCATTGGTTTTATTATTCATAACTCTAAAAATAATATAATTTAATAATACTTCTAAATCGAATACTAATTTTGCTAAAGGGTGTAAGACTTCTACACTATTAGCCATTTTAAGCTTTACGAAATTGTCCTCTAACTGTTTATCTATATCAATTTCTATGAATCCATTGTGATCAAAATTTGTAAATTTCATTATATTCTCCCCCTTGAAATACTTCTTCTCCTTTTTACAGGCTCACTTTTAATAGGTTTAAGAAGTTTTAATATTTTTTCCATAGATACTTTAGTACCTTCGGTAGTTGTAAATAAATCTAATACTTGAGTTAAATGGATTTGACCTTTATATCTATATCCAAGAATGCCCACACCTAAAAATTTTTGGTCTGTATCTACTTGACATATATGTCCAAAAGAATCAATCCACCATCTATATTCTATTTTATTCTTTTCTACAACAGTTAGCCAAAAAGCTTTCTTCTCTTTTAAATATCTTGTAATCTTTTTAGATACTCCTTTTACTCTTTGACCTTTATAAACAAGTTTAGGATATTTACGAGTGTAGTACCAATCCTTTCTATCTTCATATTGTTTATAATATCTCTTGACCCAAGCATGATAGTCTTTAGGAGTATTCTTTCTTTTATATGTAATTACTTCTACATCTGTGTCATAAGGCACAACAGGGTTATTTGGGGATTTATGATAATCCGTTATTGTAACTGTGTATGTTATACCTTGTTCTTTATCTAATTCTTTAACTATTTTTGTTGGTTTCATAAGTACCTCTGTATACTATTATACCACGAAATCATCTAAGAATCAAATCAGTACAGTTATCGTATGCCCCTAAAAGTATAATAAGAAAGGCTACTATAAGGAATGTTCTCATAGCATAATCCTTTTGCTTCCTTTGTTTCCTTTTCCTCTTTATCCAATTAGGAATCATCTTGTTTGAAAGTTTCTTCATTTTTCCCCCACTTTTCTGCATGGTCTTTATCCATTTCTTTTTTATAAATATTCGCTACCCACACTCCATCAGTCAATTCAAAGTATACACTATCTTCCTTGTTCGTGTCAAACCACCTGTCTGCATCTTCTTGATTTATCTCGATAACTTCTATCCCATCTCCATCTAATTTAGTTGAATCAGAAACAAATGCTTTCCCTTCTCTAACACGACTGAATGCATGATTCTCATCTTCTGCTTTTATCACATAAGTATCTACTATAATTTTATTTACACATACTTTATATAAGGGCATTAGGATCAAATTTCCTGTTGGATTTTCCTATAATTACTCTCATTAGATTTTCTGAGTTAACCCCTGTTAAATTACACCACATCTTTCCCCCTGCTGACTTTAAATATGCAAGTCCCTCTTCCTCTATTCCTTCTCTTATTACTGTCCCTATCAACCCCATATGTTGAGAAGTCCTGTCAGCATGTTCCTTCGTTATCCTTATTTTACCCATATACTGCTCCTAATATAAATCCTATCATAAATCCTAAACCAAATACTATAGAAAGCATACTTCCTAATAATCCTAAAAATAATCTTCTGTACCAAAAAGTATTTTTTATTTTAAACATCTATATCCTTCCCTATCGTTTTATGCATATCAACAGTTTCATCTTTTATTAAAATTGTTTCACCTTTAATATGCTTTGTATCTTTTTTAATTATAACAGTTTCATTTAAAAGGTCAACACTAACTTTTAAAATATCTTGGGAAATGAAGTAGATTCTGAAATTAATCCACCCTAAAACAAGTACTGCAATGAGGTTAATCAAGAGATTAAGCCCCATAAATATTACAATTAAATCCATTTTCTTACCTAATCTTACCTATAATTCTATTACATTTGGTACATCTTATCAAAGTATTTTGATACGAAGTCCTGCTTTCCCATACTTCTAATTCCCATTTCTTACAATTAGAAATTAAACAGAGTAGGGGAAAACCACTTTTAATAAATTTTGCCCAAGAGAAGCCACTCATTTTAAACTCGTCTTCCTATAGAAGTCTTGTTTTTCTTTGCTTGTGGGGTAGTCTTCTTATGTGCTTTGAAGGTATAAGCTTTTCTTTTCCCTACTTTCTTATCTCTATTCTTCCAATTACTCATCATCTTCTTCGTCTTCTTCCGTGACTTCAGCTTCTATGTTAAATCTCTTGTAGATTTCATGAGCAGTTGGGGGTCTTGAGATAGAAGCTTTGTTAAAGAACACAGTTTCTCCTATCAATTCCTTAAATTTGTCGTAGAATGAATACATAAATACTCCTAATCTGATAATTTTATTCGTAAAAACTCATCTAGTCTTTCTATATTATACTGTATTTGAGCCACTTTTTCCTCTACAGCATGTAATCTTTTCTCTAATTCGTCTACTCTCGCTGTATATTCTTCGTGTCTTTGAATCATATATTGCATTACATTTGCCATTTTATTTTCTCCCACTTAGGTTTTAATTTTTTATCAAATACTTTTAAATATCTATGTTTCCTTGTCCTATCTCTCCACTCTCCTTCTAACCCTTTTACCTTACCCCTAGAATGTTTTAGATAACTTCCTTCAGATGTTTTAATATAAAAGTCTTTCTTAGGGGCAGTAAGCCCATAGTAATCGAAACTTAAAGCTCTATATATTATACCACTATGATAATCAGTATCAGCATAACTTAATAAAGCCCTTACTTTTCCCTGCTTCTTTAATTCCTTTATACATCTAGCTACAAACCAAGAAGTAATATTATATTCCTCTTCCTGTGTTTTAGGATGCATACATAACCTACTTAATTCGTAAAGACCTTCTTGGTCTTCCCTGTCTAATCCAAACAATCCTTTTGATAATTCAGGTACAGGAAAGCCTGTAAAAATACAGACTCCCCTTAACGACCCTTCTTCATCAAATAAACCAAAGTTAATTCCTGATTTAAAACCTCTGCTTAAAGATGTTAAGTAATGAAACTTACTTAATACTTCTGAGGCTTCATGTTTAGTAATTAAATCTATGCTGAAGTTTTCTTTACTCATACATAACCTTTATTATCGTCACTCTCATACTCATAAAGTTCCTTAAGTTCCTTAATCGAATCTCCGAATTCCCTCACACAATCATGACATCTAATAGAACTTAATAGAGTTTCACATAGTTTTAAATGTCTTTTTAAAACCTGTCCTCTATCACATTGATTTGCCATAGCCAATAACTCTCTAGTTTTAACTAACCTTTCTTTTAGTTCACTAACAGTATATTGTCTATTTAGTATCTCGTTTATTTCGTCTTCGTATTTACTCACAAGTAATATCCTATTGTTGCTAATATAAGTAAACACCATAGTGGTGTTAAATTTCCCATTAAGTTCTCCCAAACTAAATTTGTAATAAAAACATTATATCTGAATCAATCTAGCTTTGTCAATACATAAAAAAATTCCCTTCAACTTGTAAGAAAGCCAAAGGGAATTTTCATCTTATTTAAATATTAATTATTTACAGGTACAACCATCACCACAATCACTACATACAGTTATCATTGGAATTGCTCCCATAGATTTCCATGTCGCAGCCCAAGTGATCTTTTCCACCTGTTCCTGCTCTTTCTTAGTTATTTTACCATCGAAAGAACATTTAATTAAAAGTCTTAAAGCACTAATTATACCACCGACAAAAGCTCCGATAATCGCAGTAACGATAAGTATAACCATTCTAAAGGGGAGTAAAGGTAAATTCATAATGCCTCCGTTATTCATTTTCTAAAAGTTTCATTGATAGAGCAATTACACCACCTGTACAACCTGTAGTAACTTCTATATGACCAAAGTAAAGTCCTGCTCCACCAAGTATGGACAGTAATATTAAGGCTACAAAAATTTGAGGTTTAAAAGGTGACATCTTTGATCTCTTTCCTGTGTTTCTTTTATTCATTTGTTGTTAATGAATCTAATGTTATTCCGTTAACTATACTATTAAGTACTTCTCGGTATCCTATTATTGCTAATATAGTTGTCCCTGCTACTGCTGTAGCTAATAACGATGCTTTCCATTTTTTCATAATACTCCTTCCCACATACAATTACATTCTTCATTTATACTATTTTCTATACATTCAAATTCGCATTCCCACATACAATGGTCTATACTGCAAACTCCTAAATCACACTCTGCGAGAGCCATATAATCATCTGTTACTGCCCACATGGTTAGTTCCATTCAAAACTCGATGTTTCCGGATTGTATTTAGGGGCTATAGGGGCAGCTAGACCAGCTAATATTCCTGCAGCCCAGCCAAGATTTCCTATACCTGCTTTCTTAGATTTCTTCTTCTTCTTAAATCTCTTTTCAAATTCTAGAAAGGTTTTAGTTATTGAGATTGTATTTGCTTTTTTTCTAGATTTGTTTTTATCACTTGTTTTAAAAGTTGAAGCATCTTCATCATGTTTATCTCCAAGCATTTCACCTGCTTGATTTACAATTCCGGGTTTATAAGATACTATATTTTTCCCATCTTTGCTTTGTTTTCCATGTATTACAGTTGCATATCTTAATGTTTCAGGGGCTAATTCATCAGGAAATTTCATTCTATCTAATAATTCGTTGTGTTCTTCCACTCTTCCCCCATAATTGTGTAGAGTAGTGAAAGCTTCTTTAGATGTTAAAGGGTCTTTAGCCTTGTTTATAATAGTATCATTATAATTTACAAAGGTAGTTAAGAAGTCTATTTCAGTATCTGATTTAAAAAATAGTTCTTTTTTAAGCTCAGGTATTTTTATTTTTATTTCTTCCTGAGTTTCCTTTGCATTCTCTTTCTCGTCTTCCTCAGCTTTCAATAAATCAAAAGAAGCTGATTGATTAACACCCTTTTCACATACAGTTACTTCAGCTAGTTCCATATCATCTACTCTCATATATGGTACTAAACCTTTCTGTACATTTTCTATTTTAGTAGCACTTCCTGCAATGGAATAGCTTTTTAGCTTTCCTTCGTTTACTTGTTCCATGACTCTCTTAGCAATTCGAGTATCATCTCTTATTTCACAGACAAAGAACAAGCCTTTATCGTCTACACCACTTTTAAATATCTGTCCACCTTTGCTTATATAAGCAGGTAAACACCATCCTACTTGAACATCAGAGTGTAAAACCATTGCATTTCTAGTTCTAAAACTCTTCATATAGTTTCCAAAAGCTTTCTTTAAAGCATTTGAAGTAATCATATGCCCTTCTCTATCGATTAATTCAACAGAGGCCGGTCCTCCAACTACCATAGGTTCTCCATCTAGGAGAGGTTTAGCAGCTTCGGTATATTCAGGGCTATCAGGAAAAGCTCTTGATAGAGTTAATATCTCAGCTTTCGAGGCTATTCCTGCTTTAAATAATTTTTTATATTCTTCTAAAGCTCCCCCAATTTCATCCATTGTAGTTCTTCCATCAGTTGCTTTCTCTAATGGAAGGATTTCAGCATCATCTTCTACGAATTGGTATAAAGCTTTAGACCAAGTATCTTTATCTATTTCAGTTGTCATAATTTATTTCCTTTATGCACTAGCTACAAATAGTTCTACATCTACAGCATTGCCACCGGGGTTTACTTGAATACTAGCTATGTCTGCCATTGTTCCAAAACTTGGGCTTGTATCAGCTTCAGCTAACATTACAGCATCAGGATTGCCCAATATATGGCTTTCCCCTGCTCCAAGCTCTACTTGATATAATGTTGCTGCTCCGACTACAGCTAGTTCTATTGCATTGGTATCATCTTTATTTGTTATTCTAATATATTTAGTATCTTCCACATCTAATGCATGTACTGATGTATGTACACTAGCAGCGAAAGTTACAAGAGTTGTAGTTTGACTCGCTGTACAAGTTACAATTCTTTTCATTACTTCGTTAACACTAGATATAGTTAAGCTGTTTGACGAGCCTTGATCGTAACCATTTAAGGTTACTGCTTCAGTAATTGTTACTGTTAATGTCGCTGCTGAAATTGTTGAAGCCATAAATTATTCTCCTTATTATCCTGAATGAATTCCCCAAACAACTCCACTAACTGTGGGAGTATTTTGGGCTGCTATGACCGAAACTTTATTCCTAAAGTCTAATGGCCATTGTGAGTAAAACTCGTTGGGGCCTGCATTTGCTGCAGCACCGGGGATTGATATTCCTGTCGCTGTTGTAGCTGTTTGATCTAAAGCCACATATACTATATCAGCTGCTGTAGTAGATTCATTTCTAATAAAAATTCCTCTTATTACTTCAATTCCAGCTCTTCTTCTTGATTTAGTTGTTTCAGCTGTTCCTTCCCACTCATAATTAAGTCCTTGAGCTCCGTCAACATAGTCAACTACGTTTCCATCTGCTCTTTGTTCTACATGAATTTTATCTGTATACCAATTTATATTGTGTTGAGTTTGTGATAAAACAGCTATTCTGTAAGCTGCTGGGTCACTTGTTTTAGGTAGCTTATAAACTACTGATATTTTAACGAAACCTGTAGTTAAGCTATGTGTATCTGATGTAGCTAAAGCAGTTCCACTTGAATCCTGTATCTGTATATGTACAGTTCCACTTGCAGAAGCCCCTCTGACTTCACAAGTAGCCATTAGAAAGCTTTCCCCTTGATTATAATTAGCTGCTAATGTATCTGATGTCCAATAGAAGCCTTCTCCTGCTGCTGAGTTTGCAGGATTAACTAGTAAGGAAGCTGCTCCTGAAGACGACTGTCCTGTATCTCTTGAGATAGCAGAGCCTGTAGCAGTATACATAGTAATACCTGAATCTTCGATTCTTGGGTTAGTTACCAAATTTACAGAAGGTATTCCTCTGTCTACAGTAAAAAGAGTCGAAGCAGTTGTAGAAGTTGCAGCTCTAAAGGGATAGTATTTAGTGATAGCATGTACACTAGTCCTAGTGCTTGGGTCTCTTTCCCAACCATGCCAACCCTCTGAAAAATTAAATTCGGACATTTGATCTCCTCATATATATAAATATGTACTGTTTGAATCACCAACGATTACATTGATGATTCAATACAATACTCTAAATTAATTATTAATGACCTAGTATAAAAGCTCTTATGCTGGTCTGTAATGACAAGTTTCCTGTTGCTTGTACTTCAGCTGATTCTGATCTATCACTTACTACTGTAGATGTATGAACGGATACATCAGCGTTACTTGGTGTTACCAAGAGCCACTTATCATAAGTGTTAGAAGCATTGTCATCAAAGTAAACAGCTACTCCATTAGATGAAGCAGAGTCGTCATTGAACAAAGTTAAATAAGAACCATCACTCAAAGGAACATATAAGTCAGTTTCTGTAGTGTCGTTATCGACTAAGAACTTAGCTCCTGATAAATCAGTATCTCCATTCTCGTCTACATAGACTTGAAGTCCATTAGTAGAAGCTGCGTCATCATCCCACATAGTACCTGTAGCACTATTGGAAGAAGTACCTGTAAAGTAAACAGTAGCGTTATTAGCTGTAGTTGATTCTAAATGAGCTATTTTTCTATCTGCATCTGTTCCTATTGTATCAATATGAGCATATACAGCTACTCCATTAGAAGCTGCTGAATCGTCATCTTTTATTTTTACAGGAAGAGGAGCTACTCCATAAGCTTTTACTTTACTGTTTGTATAGTCATAAGCAAATTTCATTCCATCAGTAGGTTCTATTTGAGCTAATACAATTTGATCAAATCCAATGTCGCTAGCAGTTAGTGATTCACCACCTGTAGCGTATGAAGAGTCAAATGTAATCTCAATTACCTTATATTTTAAGTCACCTATAACTCCTGATGGATAGTCTACTCCATTAGATGACGTTGTTATTGATAATGCCATTTATTTCCCCCTAATATTTAAGGTTAAATTTTTATTAATAAAAAGATATTTATAAGGGGTAGATCAATTCCACCCCTTATAAAATATGTTTTAGCTGTTTAAGTCAGCAATCTTTGCTTGTACAAAGAAGTTGTGACATCTCATTTCACCCATAGTGTAAAGAAGACCTCTTACAACCAAAGCATTGGCTGCGAAGTAGTCTCTATTCTCAACATACTGAGTAGGTTGAGCTATAGCGATTTCGAGATAGTCGGTATCCAAAACGTAAACGTTTGAACCTAAAGCAGTATCTGAAGAGTTAATTGACTTCGGAGTATCTGCATCAGGTAGTATTGGAATACCCTGATAAGTTGCAAGAACAAGACCTGTTCTAGTACCGGGGAAAGTCTTTTCTGATCCGACACCAACTTGGTATTCTTCTTGTCCCATATACCTCTGTTGAGAGTTTAATAATCTCTCTAGCTTGAAGTACTGATCATGACCCATGATGATTACTTTAGGTTCACCACCATTAGTTCTGATTTTTTGGATAGCAGTATCTAAAAGGTTTAGAGATAAATCTCTTCCTGTACCACTATTGTAAGAAGCACTAGCTGCTGCATTCCATTGCCCAGCTGTTCTTCCTGCGACTGTTAAGTCATAAGCTGAAGGTGAAGCATTTACACCACCTACTGCCATTCCATCTTCGGACACAATGTCATCAAGGGAAGTTATTCCAGCTCTTCTCAAAGCGAAAATAACGTCTCCGTCTGCTAGGGTTACACCTGCAGCTCCGTGAGTAATTGTTGCTGAAGATACGCTAGATACTGTTACACTAGCGTCTGTTTTAATGTTAGCTGTAGCTGAAGCATCGTAGAAAGCTACTGTGTCGCCTACTTTAAAGTGGGCTGCTTCAGTTGAGTTTGAACCAAGTACCGATGTGGTAGTTGAACCACCTGATAATTGGTATGCAGAACCAGCTAATAATTCTTGGTTCATTTCTTTTACATGGTCAAGTTGAGCATTTTCGTTTTCTAATGCTAATACGTCACCTACACCACCTTCTAATTGGGCAGTAAATACGGACTTGACTGATGCTCCAAAGGTTGTTGATACAATCTTTGGTAGGGAGCTGACGCTTTCTATATTTGAAACGTCAACAGTAGGTAGAGAACCTGTTTCTGTTACAGGTCGTGATCTTCCTGAACCTCTGTCAGTTCTGATTCTCCAACCAGCTGTATTACCCCATACAGTTCTTGGTATTGCATTAAAAGCACGAGTTTGGTTGTTCAAAGCTTGCCATACTTTTCTTCCGTAAGTCGTATTGAATATGCCTGTTGCAGTATCTACAGTAAAGTAGGTCTGCTTCATTAAGTATTCAGGGCCAAATACTGAAGAGTATAAGCCTCTTTGACTTTGGGAAACGTATTCTGATAAGGATGGATTTGCCATAATATTTATTTCCTCATGTTTTTTCTGTGTTTATAAAATAATTAAAAATTGTAATGATTATTTACCAATTAGTTCTCTTGGAACACCATCGGTATCGCCCATTTCAATTTTACTTTGTAAGTCTCTCAATTCTTTATAAGAAAGAGAAGCAAGTTGGTCTACAGTATTCTCAGGATTATCTCCTTTTACGATAGGTGTAGTACCATCTGTTCCTAGTGGATGAGTAAGTTTAGGGGCTTGTAGAGAAGTTTCTTCTCTGAATCCCATTTTTCTTAATCGGCTTTCAGACTCTTCCTGAACAGCTTTTTCGATATTAGACTCTGCATCACCTAATTGTTTTTTAAGTGCATCAAGTTCTTTTCTCATTGCTGTTATTGTGTCGTCTTCAGCTTTTTCCATGTCGTCATCATCGTCATCGTCATCACCCATGGCTTTAGCTTTTGCCATTTCTTTTTCATCATCGTCTTCTTCTTTGTCGTCATCTGCTTTCATTTTCATTCCATCATCTGCTTTCATTCTTGCTTTTTCAGCATCTTCGTCATCTTCTTCGTCATCAGCTTTTTGCATAGCTTGAATTGTTGCTTGCTGATCTTCTATTTTTGTAGTAGGATTAGCTGGTTTTTCTTCGTCAGCTTGGCCTGCTGGGCCTTGTGAGGCTGATCTAGTTTTATCACCATCTACATCCATACCTTGATCTGCTTTTAACGCAGAGATAACACTATTAGTAACGGACTTCACTAAAGCATCTTGTTCAGCTTCAGCTGCCTTTTCCATTTCTTTCTCTTCTTCGTCTTCTTCTTCTTTCAGTAATCGAGCATCCATCTTTTGTAACACTTCTGCTACAGCAGCAAGAGCTAGCTGATTGCCTTCCATGTGTTTTTCTAGATTCGCTAAGATTTCATCGGACATAAGTTTCCTCCATTCCAAAACTTAACTATTTAATTGGAAAGCTGGTCTAAGCCACTCCCGGCCTTCGTTAAATATAATTTATAAAATAAAGGGTATAATACCCCTCAGTTATATTATACTATGAAAAGTGAAAAATTTCACAAATTGAATAGGAAATAGCTAGTTATCTTCTACTTTTTGACCATCGGAAATGAATTTTAACATCTCATTTCGATAATCATATAAGGGTTGCTGAATTAATTTCTTCATTTTTTCACATTGATTGCCTTCAGGCATAGAAGCTTCTATTAAATCTAAAACTTTTCCTACCATTTTAGAATGTCTAGACATTATATATTCTTGATCAGGTGTAATTTTTATAGGTTCTGCCATAATTTTCTCCTTATTTAACTCTATAATACTTTGCTAATTCTTCTTTTAAGATTTTTTCATATCTTTCGCTAGCATCTTCAAGGTGTTTATCTATAAATCCTGAACCCTCTGAGCCTTTTACTTCAGAGAGAGTTCTAAATACACCTTCAGATACTTGTACAGGTCTCTTATCCCTAAGAGTGTAGGAAGAAGCTGGTACATAAGACGTTCTTCCATTCTTAGTTCTTCTTTGATAAGCTTTTCTATTTACTGTATAATCTCCTGTAAATTTTCTATCTTCGCCTACTCCCTTATTAACTTCAGATGAATAAGGAGCAGCTACAGAGATAACAGCTTTAGGATAAGTTCCTGCTACAGATATCGAATCTCTGAGATTTCCACTTTTTACAGGGGCAGATTCCTTTACCTTTTGTAAAGTATCAATTTTAAATCTATTGAATGTGTTTTTGAAAACTTTATCTAAAGACATTTCCACCTCTTGTATATTATACTAATGAAGTGGTCGTTTTTCCCCTAGTCAGCCCAAATTTCAGGTAAAACATCTTCAAAAGCTTCTTCGCTTGAATCATATCGGTTTAAATATATAATATTCTTGCTTAGATATCCATATTTAGGATGCCACCAAGTAATGATTTGTTTAGGTTTAGATATTAAATGAAGTCTATTTAGGGCATATTCGTCTCCACCTTTCATAGTTCCACATATAAATAACTCTCCTGTACCAATATCTATCTCATCTACTCTATGAAAATGTCCCATCATAACAGTATCAAAATCATATCCTATCGGAGCAGCACTATCTATATTAAGCCTAGATACTTCTTCTTCTAGACCTTTCCTATATTGCAATACTCCTCTTAATTTAGCAGCTGAGTTATTCATTCCTACTAAACTTCCTGAACCACTTATAGAATCTCCATGTAAAATAAGGAATTTTCTGTTTGCTGCTTCAAAGATATGAGCAAAACTTTTAGGTATTTCAAACTTTATATTCTTTTGATTTCTACAAAAAGTTGCTACCCATTGATACAACATGTAATCCCAATCTAAATATTTATCTTTAGCAGGTATCTTTCTAGTCATACGACCATGATTACCTACAATACAAGGAACTCTTATTTCTTCGTAGTGTGGAGCTAAATACATTAAAGCTTGAGATATTAAATTGGCTCCTCTAATCATTTGACCTAAATTATTGTCTGCATTTGTTCTAGCTAACTCATCATGTATATCCCCACTAATCATATCTCCAAGCATTGGAATTACTAAATGAGTGACTTCTGTATGAGTTCTTTGAAAGTTAGTTAGATTCAATACTTGTTCAGCCCATCCATATAACCTTTTATTAAAGATATCTATGTCATAAGCATTTAATCCTAACATTTGATCAGCACGAACAACATCTCCAACGTGAGTATCAGTCAAAGGAGCAATAGCTGTTACAGGACTTTTCCCTCTTACTTTTCCTTTGGGTTTTGGGTATTTAATTTTAGGATGACTTTTAAAAGCAGGGGCATAATTTTGAATAGCTTCTATGATAAGATCGACTCTTGTATTCTCTTTTAAAACCTTCTCATACATTTTTTTAAAGTATTTAGATTCAGCTTTATGAGTGATAACTTTTTTATCTAATTTTATCCTGTCTTCTTCGGATAGGTTTACTTCAATTTCTATATCTTCTTCTTCTTTAATAGGTCTTGAATAAACCTCTTTTGCGTGCCATCTTGAAATGGTTGTTCTGTGAACCTTCACCCCATACTCTTCTTCCAACCAATTCCTTATGGCTGTCCAAGTCTCCCCCATTGCGTGTTTTCTTATTATCTCTGATTTTGCCTTTTCCGGTATCATAACTTCTCCTAATCTTTAAAACTATTATTTTTCCACAATATAAACATTGTAAATCTTTATCTTGATTTAGAAACATTTTCCCTGTACATTTAGGGCACTCCTGTTTAGATAAAATATTACTCATTATCTATTTTTCTTAATGCTTCAAAGATGCTTATTCCATCTTTATCTGCTAATTCTAACGCTTTTTCAATTGAATGTAAAGGCTTATTAGCATCTAACTCTAAATTTACCTTTCCATTTTGTTTTGATTTGTCTTTTTTTGCTCCTCGCAACAATTCATCATCTTGAGGATTACCAAATTTATTTGGTTGTTTTGATAACTGCATTACTCCTGCAGCTGCAGAAGCTTCGTTATCTAATTCTTTAGTGTCTCTTCCTCTAGTTTTTCTTTTGTTATCATCATCCATTTCAGTTACCTTCCTTTCAAAATCGTTTTGTTCTATAACAGATAAATTTTGTTTTTTATCGTCTTCTTCTCCTCTCTCTACATATTTAGGCGTGTCATCCTCTTTATGTCTAATCATATCTTTATGGGGTTTTTGCCAATCTATTCGCATAGGATTGTTTACAGGTTGGGTTTGATACCCTGAAGAACTTCCTGTAAGAATTCCTGATTGATTACCTTTAGATATTTCAACATCCTTCTTTAATTTTTTTACAGGTGATCTATCAGACATCCATCTTTGAAGTCTTTCTACTCCTGATCTTTTTTTAGCACTTATTAATCCTTGACCTTTACTTCTTTTATCACGGATTTTCTTTTTCCGTCTGCGTGTTGACTTTGAACTACCATAAGTAGGAGTAAAGATTCCTGAATTAGTTGAAGTAAAAACTGTACCACTACTTCCGTTAAAACCTCCCCCATTTTCTTTTCTCAGGTCATATACAATACTTTCTATTAATTTAGTTATATTTCCTTCTTGGAAACTCTTCTTATATCCTGAAGCGTAAGCTGCTTGAGCAACTTCTTGGGCTTTCTTTTTAGAGTTGAAGGGGCCTTTACTTCCCCAATACCATCCCTTATTGGTTTTTTTAATTGGCATTAATCTTCCTCATCATCTTCTTTATTATTTCTAGTATTTGAACCTGTTGGATTATATGAAACTGAAGGAGTTGTAGGAGTAAAAGAAGCTTTCTCTACATTTACTACTCCTGAAGGAGATAATAAAGCTACATAATCAATATTATTTTGAGAGAACCACATTTGAGACCCATCATCTGTTACAGATTTAATTATTGGAGATGTAAATCCTTGATCTGATAAATCTTCTATCCAAGATTTTTGATAATTTTTAGGATTTCCTCCTACATCTTTAAAACCATAGGCTCTGTCTTCAGCTTTTTTCTCTCTTTTCTTAGCCCATTCATCTATATCTCTTTCTTTATCAGGGCCTTTAGCATGGAAATCAGGAGTAAAAGCTTTTTCTACAGCTGTTCTTATAGCCCCTTCATCTATATTTAAAGATTTTTCCATTTCTTCTCCTCCTCCTTCTTCTCCACCTGCCCCTTCTTGCATAGCTTTCATTTGTTCAGCTTGTTCTTTTTGCTGTTCAATGGCCATAGCTGTTTGTTCTCCTTGCATTTTAGCTGTTGGAACAGGTTCACCTGCTATTAAGAATTCAGCATCATCTATTGAAACATCACTCTGTTTTAATTTTACATCAAATCCCATCTGTAAATATTGATTGGCAATTTGAGCTCTTTGTGTAGCAAAACTTATTCTAGTTGCTTCAGCTTTTTCTTCAGGTTGTTCTAATTGAATAACCCAATCTTCTACAGATAAAGCTTTCATAAGTAAGGGGATAACTTTTTCATGGAATAATCTTTGATCTGCTTCTACAACACGACCCATAACAACTAATTGTTGGGTTTGTGTCGATAAACCACCGAAAGCATCAGGAGTACCTTGCCATGCAGGAGTAACACCCCACATTGCAGCTACTCTTTCTCTTATTTCCTGTCTAACAGGTAAGTAGTCCATTTCTTGTAGAGTATGAAACAGTCTAACCATATCAACTCTACCTCTATTGTTTCTAGAAGATACAGCTACCATAGGTATATAATTAGGGTCTATTCTAGTTTGAGCTGCTATATGAGCTCTTTCCCTTCTTAGACTCTCAGGATCGTCTGTTGTTACCATTACCATAGAAGCTGGCATTTTTCTCTCGAAGAAATACCTATAAATATTTTTATCCATACCTATAAGAGTTAAAGCTTTTTCAAATATAGTTAATATAGGCGACCAACCATATGTTTCTGATGGAGAGAACTTAGAAACATGAATAACTTCTCCATCAAATAAGTATACATGTTGATTTCTATGATAATATTTATACATAGCTGGCCATAATTTATGGCTACAGCCTGAAGATTTACAAATACCGGGTTTTTCGCTTACTTCTTCTCTATGTATTGGACATAGAAAATGTGAATTTTTTGGTAATCCAGCAGTATCTAAATCAAATTCTACTAAAGCTGGATTTAATCTTCTTATTTCTTTAACTCTAGACGTTATTCTGTTGTTTTCTCTAGATGTATATTCTTTAACTATATAAATAAATCCATCATCAATAGAATTTACATCATAATGAAACTGTCTAAACACTTCTTCTAAAGTCTGATCAAAAATATTACAGTCTAAAATTAATTTCTCTAGTCTTTCTTTTTCTTCCATGCTTGGATTTTCAACTTTAGGAAGAATTTTTACCCCTCTTCTAAATACTTCACTAGTTATATGTCCTAGTGGAGACCTTATTTCAGCAACTGAATAAGTAATAGTCTGTAAATCCATTACTAATTGTTGTCTATAAGCCATTTGGTGTCTGACCCATGTATTTACTACATGGTCAAGACCTAATGTTGGGGCTGTTGCTTTATCTCCATCTGATTTCATTAACTGTAATAAATTCAAATTCTCGTTGAATTCAGTCATTTGATTAACTATTTGAGGTACTTCAGGAAGGTAATCACCTAATTTTGCCATATTTTCACCTTTTAATCTACTGCAAGTTTGTTTACATCATCTATAGCTGCAAGTTTCATAATGTTATTCATAGCTAATTTCTTTATCATAAAACTTTCAGATGTAGGTTCTTGCTTTAAAATGTTATTTTCTGTTTCATGTTTAGTAGCATCAGTTTTTAAATCTGATATTTCTTCTTCTAAACCTAAAATCTTATCTTCTAATTCTTCAACTTCTTCGACATTAGAAAGGTTTACATTCTGTAAAACTCCTAATCTAGCTGCTTCTTTTACTATAGCCAAGAATTGTCCTTCTGTTAGTACACTAACTGCTTTACTATCATCAGGTACGTCATCATCCGGGTCTAAATTCTTTAATTCTTCATGCCATGTGTCTAAAATTCTCCACGTTTGTGTGGTTTCATCTTTCATAGCCACATACTGAATGTCTCTATCTCTAAGCATATTGCCTACTGCCATACTATACTCCTATTTATATTATACTAAATTTTTTACTTTTTTCTGTACTTTGCTGTTTTTCGAGCTATTTTTTTAGGTTGGGCTGAGAATTGCTTCCCTTGTTTAGTAGCCTTCCTTTTAGCTCTTGTACTAGCTCCATATTCTTGTGGAGATAAAGCTTGTCTAGCTTTTTTAGGTAAATACCTTTCTCCTGTCTTTCTACTAGGTTTACCTGATTTAGTTCCCCATTTCTGTTTAGTCCATCTACTTAATCCTGTCTTACCTGTTTTCTTTCCTTTATATCCTCCACCTGATTTTTTATATCTTTGTACTGCTAATTGGGCTTTACGAGCAGACCATTGACCAGCTCTTCCACCTTTACTCCCTGCTTTTACAGCAGATTTTATTCTAGACCATAAAGCAGGATTTCTTTTTTTAGCTGTTTTCTTTGCTTTACTTATTATATCTAAAAATATTTCTTTATGCAACATGACAAAGACTCCAACCACACACCTTACAAGTTTCACATCCTGACTCTTCTACTATATTAGGAGAATCACAACACATAAAAACTTCCTCTTCTTCTTTTTTATCAGTTCCTTTTACTAATACTTCTTTTTCTCTGCTACCTGCTCTATAAACAGTTATACCTTTACATCCTGTTTCCCATGCTAACAAGTAAGCTTCTTGAACATCTTCTCTAGTAGCTTCATTTGGGAAATTAATTGTTTTAGATATACCTGAATCAACAGATTTTTGAAAAGCTGATTGCATTAATACATGAGCTTCAGGTGAAATTTCAGGGGAAGTAATATATACACTCTTTATCCATTGTGGAACTTCATCTCTATCTTGTAAAGAACCCCCATTAGATAAATATTCCATTAAATCTTCTGAATAAAATCCGTGTTTTTTCGCATCTTCTTCAAAATACTTATTAGAATAGTATAAAGTTTTACCTTCTAGTATATTAGCTTTCTTCCACACCAACGCAAAAGAAGGTTCTATTCCACTAGAACAACCTGCAATCATAGAAATAGTTCCTGTTGGAGCTACTGTCATTCTACAAGCATTCCTATATTCATCATTCCCTTCTCCTGCAGGATATACTCCTCTAAGATTAGCTAAATGTTTAGAATAAAAATCAGAGTTTTCTCTAATAAATTTCATTATGTATTCTCCGACTTCTCTAGCTAGTTCGGTATTATAAGGAATTCTTAATTGGATTAGTAAATCTGCAAATCCCATGACACCTAACCCTATCTTTCGAGTAGATTTCGTCATATTTTCTATATCTTTAGTAGCATATTTATTTGCATCAATTACATTGTCTAAGAAATGTGTAGATAGAGTAGTAACTTTTTTCAAATTATCCCAATCTATTTTATCTTCCCAACTTCCTTTAACATTCCTATAAAATTTAGCTAGGTTTATTGAGCCTAAATTACAACTTTCATTTCCTAAAAGTGGTTGTTCCCCACAAGGATTAGTTGCAACCATTTCTCCGAGAGTATCTATAACAACATTATCTTCGTTTACTTTGTCCAAGAAAATCATACCGGGTTCTCCGTTTCTCCAAGCCCCATCTACTATAGTACTAAACAATTCTCTTGCATCTATCCATTTAGTAATCTGTTTAGTGTTTGGATTAACAAGAGGATAACTAGTATTATTCTTTACAGCTTCCATGAACTTGGTATCTACACCAACTGAAATATTAAAATTATGTATATCGCCTTCTACAGCTTTACAAGAAATAAACTCTTCAATATCAGGATGTGATACAGCCATTACTGCCATATTTGCTCCATCTCTTTTTCCACCTTGAGTAATCATAGAAGATACTTGAGATAAAGTTTTTAAAACAGCTATAGGCCCACAAGCAATCCCATGAGTAGTTTTTATTTTATCTCCTTTTGGTCTTAAATGTGATAAGGCAAATCCTGTACCACCACCAAATTTTTGAACCATAGCTATATCATGAGCTGTTTTCATTATGTCTTCCATAGAGTCTTCTAGTGGAAGTACGAAACAAGCTGATAATGTACCTTGTTCTGTTCCTGCATTCATTAATGTAGGTGAGTTAGGGATAAATTCTAATTTTGACATCATAGAATAGAAATCTTTTTCTAGTAATTCTGATTCTACAGGTAAAATTTTATAACTTTTTTCTATAGAAGATACAGCTTTCGCTACTCTTCTAAATAATTCTGAACTATTTTCAGTAACTTCTCCCTCAGTATCTTTTAAATAATACCTATGGTTTAATACTACTTCGGCTTGTTCGGTCAGTTCTGATTCAGACTCTCCGATTTCTTCTGTTTGTTCATTAAGAGATGTTGTTATATTATCCATTTCTACTCCTTATCCTCTGTAATTGCAATATAAACATAATTTATTTTCTAGAACCCAAAATTCCGGTACACAAAACTGTTCCCTACAGTTAGGGTTTAATGATTCCATATCTCTTTCCTGAACTCCATCAATCGAGATTGTTGTTTTAGTGTCCCCTTCAAACTTTAATTTTTTAAGTACAGGATGTTCTTTCGGTTTAGGCGATTCATCAGGTGATATCGCATCTAACCAATCTGAAACACTTCCTATATTTTCGTATTTAAATTCTCCTGTTTCGTGTATAGCCTGTAAAGCCATAGCTATTGAGAAGAAAGCATCTCCATGACCCATTGGGGTTTCAGGGGCTTTTAACTCATTGTTAACTGAGATTATTTGTTGCTTCTGCCTCTCGTCTTGTATTAACTTTAGTTTTCCTGATACTATAAACTTCTCAAAGACTTGAGCCATTGTATTTTTAGACTTTCTTGTAAAAGACATTGATCTCCAAAGTCTATGCAAACCCCTGTCTTCTAATTCTCCTCTAGTATTATCTACATATCCTCCATCTAATTGGTAGTTTTCAGCTACTTCATTCAGATAATCTACTTGGTCTGTATAATTCCACCCATCTAAAAAGGAGGAATGGATTTGTTTTACTTCGTCTCCTATTCTACTGAATAGAACTAAGTGAGAAGGATGTCTTTTTTTACCGACATCAAATCCCCCAAATATTTGTTCATCTATAGATTTTTGATATATCTTATTATACGATAAATTCAATAATTTTTCGTCTTCACAAGCAGTAATTTGGTCTTCTTCAAAATAAGATTCAGTAGAGAAGTGTGGTTGCAATAAAAACTCTGAAGCAAAAGATTTAGGTCTTGCTTTCTGTTGATTTAATAACCATTTTTCGTCATATAATTCAGGCATTAATACTCTTCTTTTTGGAGTTGGGTCTAAAGCAGGTAATGTTCTAGCTATAAATCTTTCATCATTTTGCAGCTTGCTTAATAAATCTCCCGGCATCATAGGGGTTCCTAATACAATAACAGGAACTCCTTTTAATGGTATAAACATTGATTCTGTCATAAAGTGATCTTCTACTTTTGTTATCTGCCCCATGTTCAAAGGGTTTTCAGGGTCTCTTAATACGTCATCAGCTATCAAAGCTCCATTGACGTGCATCCCTCTTTTGAAGGAAAACAATCCCCCATGCATAATTTCCATAGGGTTTTTATTTATATAATATCTAAAAGAAAAATCTGCTTTTGGTGATCTGTTTACCATCATACTAGTTAAAATAGGATTTCTCTGTACTGTTTTATTTATTTCTGATAAATGATATCTAGCCATTCCATCACTAAATGATAGATAAAGAACTGACATATCTCTTTTTGATTGTAATAATCTCCATACACTAAAAGCATGTCCTAGAATAGTAGACTTAAAATGAAATCTTGGAAGAACAGCTACTAAATTTTTCCCCTCATCTAAACATCTTTCTATATCATCGGCTAAAACCCCTATATGCCAAGCATTAAAATATTCAGGATGATCAAAACTTTGAGACCAAACGTCTCTTAAAAAAGAATGAAAATCTCCTATATATGTTTTTCCATCAGAAGATACTAATCCATCTGCTAATTTTTCAAAAGCATCTGTATATGAAATTAATTGTTTAAAGTCTACTTTTTTATTCATGTTCTTGTAAAACACCTTTTATTTTTAGGCTTATTTTTCTTAATAATTCTTTATCTTCAATTTCATCTACGAGAACACTTATTATATCTTGAACAAAATTCAAATTAATTAGACCATCCATTACTTTTCTTTCTCCTTGTATACCCATATCTAGGGCTTTAGCAGCTCCTTCAGCAGTTTTAAATTCTAATATACCTAATTCTGCTAAGGCTTTACTTCTAAGAGTCGTATATTCATCTAAGTGTTCTAGATTTGTTCTAGCTAGTCTTTGACTTTCAGATTCTTGTATTTCTTTTTTAGCTTTTATTTGAATTTCTTTAAAGTCTGTTTTCCAATCATTTCTTGTAGGCCAAGAATAAACTGTAGATTTAGCAATTTTTTCTTCAGGGTATTTTTTAACTAGTTCTTCGTATACTTCAC